CAATAATGAAACTGATCGCGATAAATGCAAATGACACTGACGCAAAATAAAGACTTACAGCCGCGCGTTTACGCGATAATTGCAAAGGGCTTTTTACTAATTACTGATTTTGACTTGATTTTGACAATGACCGTTTGACTGGTGTAAAAAATACCTCAAATATAGTTTGTTTTCGATAGCACGCGCACGATGCGCGCGCGACACGCGCATAATAAGCGGCGAATATAGTCTATTTTTAATACCTCCGCGGATATAAAATTTTCTGACTTTTTGACAATTTAACGTTTTGTGTTTTGCCTGATCGAACTCAAATCCTCTGCAATAGATGCGACGACAAGAAGGAAAACACAAACGATAACACCTTGCAAAAAGAAGGCGATAATTGTAACCAAAAATATCGGATTAGTCTTTATTTGTGGCTCGAACAGTCTAATAATAAATAGAACCGCCAGTGTACTGATAATAAAATCTGACCAAGCAAAGAATTTTAGAAAGAATACAGCTGTTGATGCGGGTAGTGCTGCAGGTTGAGTCTTCTTAATTATAGAAGGCTCTATACGAGTTGATTTAACTTTATCGAAGCCGCCGCGCTTGTCAATTTCTGCATTGGCTGCAGCTAACGCCTCTGCAGTGTAATCCTTAGAGGCTACTCCAACTATTTCGAGGAGCTTATCGTTAGACAAAGAAGACATTCGATTTTTAAGTTCATTGAGTGTGTCTGTCATTGAGGATTCCTTTCATTTATAAAATGATTTTTTGGGAGGTATTATGTCACTTCTTCGTTTTTTTGCGCTCTTTGAGCTCTTTCGATTTCTTATTGTATTCCTCAATCGTCTCGGACACCTTACCTATAAACTGATCGGTGAGGTTCTTCATTCCAAGTAACGATGGATATTGTTCTATAATTTCCTTTTTAAGTGGTTCTTTATTATAGACAGGCCCATCACCTGTAATAAACCAGTTTAAGTTGACGTTTTTCGCCGCTAACGAACGAAGAAATTCAATTTTTGGTCTGCTTGATCCTGTAAAATAACCATTTACAGTTGTAGGCGATTCTTCGAGCCATTCAGCAAATTCTTTTTGACTTCTATTACCTCGAAGAAGTTCAAGTCGTTCTATCAAAGAATTATCCGATATATCGTATTTTGTACTTGACAAATCCGAGTTCTCGTATTATATTAAACCACGTTAAAACTTTATTACTCAAACTATAAAGGCTCTCTTCGATGGACATCAAACTCTTTAACAATTCTGAAATCGCCCGACGTATCGGCGTGACGCCAGTGTACGTATTTTTCCTCATGACCGGAGTTCGTTCCAGCGAAAAGCGTTTACAGCAGGTTGCTGATGTGTTGGAGATGAGCGTTACAGACCTGAAGCATCAGATCCGAAAGAAAAATAATAATGGGCATGCGGATAAACATGCACTGGCTCATTCCCAAACGCACAGCAGCCGCACAACCGGCCGCAATCCGCGTGCCCGTAATTTAAAACGAATTGCAGCTTAAAGCAATGAGAATTTTGGAGGGATATTATAATGCCTGCTGAACACTCTCTTAAAACACTTCTCTACAAAACGATCCATCGCAACGCTAAAAGCGCCGACCAGCTTGCCGATGAGATTGGCATCAGTTATTCGTATTTGTGCCGCGCCGGTTTGCCGCTGGATGAAAGTGGCGTCAAGTTTCCTCTTGAAAATATCATACCCCTCATGAAAGCCGCGGGCGATTATTCAGTGCTTAAGCACATCAATCAGCTCTGCGGATTTCTTATGGTGCGCGCACCACGCGGATTCCGCAGCAAGATAGATGAAGTATTAGCGGTAAATGAATACAACGCTCTTTGTTCGGCTGCGAGTAAACTCCTGATGGAATTTTTTCATGAACCATCACCAGCAAAATTAGAAGACACAAACGCCGCGCTGCAAGCGGTGATGGAATGCAGTGCTTCCCTTCAGAAACGAATCAAAGATTTCAATCAAATGGAGATGGAATTATGAATTCAATAAATGCCTTCGCCATGATATTGGGAACTTTGATATCCATCGTTCTTCTGTGGAGTCTTGCAGCCGCGATTGCCTATCTCAATATTATACACATTCGTCAAATTCACTCCCAGTTGAGATCCCATTTTCTTTCAGAAAGTCATCAAAGTTGGTCGGCAATGTTTTATTATCCAAAGCATGAGAAACCGTCTTACATTCTTGGCTCCATACCTTATTATAACACTCTCTTGCGGCGGAGATATTCTTTATTACACCAGATTTATGAAAAAGAGATATGAGCATGCCTGTTAAAGCCATCAAACGCGCTTCAGTGGATAGTGATAAGGTAGATATCTCTATCATTAATTTAAGATCAGCATCGGTATACATAAAAAATCCTTTCGGTTGGTTTGTGAAATGTTTACTTGCGTTCACAAAGTAACAAATCAACCGGATGGATTCAACAGAGAGAAACTATGATCTCATTCGAACAATTCGCCCGACAAAAAAAACTATCACTACAACACGTTCGACGTATCGGCTTAGAAAACAATTACCGCTACATCGAGCACGCCGGTACACGATACGAGCTAACGCAAGAAGGCACTCATGCCAATGGCACACCGCGCTATTTTATCATCGTGCAAGATGACGCTCGGAAGAAAAAGCATCTCAGCGATGAGCAACGTGAGATAGTGCTTAACGATCTGAACGCGATGAATGCAAAGAATGAATCGGATGCAATTGCGAAGGTTGCCAAAAAGCATGGCGTGAGCTATTGGAGCGTGTATCGTTTGTGGAAAAATCCTGAACGTGTGCAGCGCAAGGCCCGCACTGATCGCGGCTCAACGAAGAAAATCGTTCCGACTGAATCGCTTGAAATCTTCCAGAGTATTTATTTACAAAATGCTCAGGGTCCGAATGCACGGCTCGCTTACAATCTTATGCGGCGTCAATTCGACGGCTGGGATCTGCCATTCCGGTATTTTAAACAACGCGGAAAAGAAATCGAACCTCTTAGATTACGGTATCATCAGGAAAGTAAGTTTGAACAAAAATACACGCCTCGCATGCGCCGCGATTTGTGGAGTGAGTTTGAATTTTTAGAACAAGTCTCTCTCGATGGCTGGACGGTCCCTGATCGTGTTTTGAAAAGCTGGGGATTCGATGATCTGACGAAAAAGAAATTCAAGTTCAACGGCAAAGATGTTTCGATGGTCTGCGTGTTTGCATTCGATTCGAAAACCCGCTACCCGCTGGCATGGAGAGCATTTGAAAAATCAGTATCGCAGGATGACGTACTCGCGGTGCTGTTAGATGTGGTTTACCGTTGGGGCAGGCCGTCAACCTGGCTGTTGGACAACGGTACAGAATTCACAAATGACGCGGTTCAGAGATTTCTACGTGGGCTATATACCACAGCCGATAACGAAGCAAAGAACCGCATCATTTTTTCAGAACCATATCAACCATACGGCAAGGGAGCGCACGAACGCCAGCATAGAATATTTAAAGACGAATTCTGCGCGTTCTCTCGATCCTACTCACCAAGTCAATCGGAAAGCAGAAAGCCAACTCTGCAACTGAGCGCAGTAAAACCAACACACACGTTAGCGCAATGGGTAGAATCATTCGAAGTGTATTTGAATGGTTATTATAGAGAAGCGCAGCGCATCAGCTGGATGAATCCTGATTACAAACCACAGCATGAAGAAAATGCAAACCGACCTCGCACACTCAATGAAGCACTCGACCGCGCTTATAAATCTTTCACTCCTGTAAAAATCGATCCGATGAAGCTGGCGTTCCTCTATGCCAAAAAATTCAAAACGAAAATCAAGCAAGGATCGTTCTCGACGCCAGCCGCGATAAGTGCAAAGAAAATTGTCTATCTGCCCGAAGGCGAAGGCATCTCATGCGAGCGATATTCTGAAACATTTGAGGTGGTTGTGAATCCCGCCAATATGTGGCAGGCGTGGATATGCGATCTGAATAATAATCTTATCTGCGAAGCATGGGACCCGCGCGGAAAGAATCGTGTCGATGCACCGACCCGCGAAAATGCCTCTGCGTACAAAAAGACACGCAACCTGCAAAAGAAACGCGCGAAGGAAGCTGCAGTGCTGAGCCTTGAGTTGGTAAAAATGGAAGATATGTATAAACGGAAATCAGCAGCAACGCGTGAACAGATTGCGGTGAACAACATCGAGAAATCAATCTTTGCAGAACTGCCAGTGCAAAACGATCATTACGGTGCATCGATGGATGATGAAGACTTTATGAAGTCGGTGGATAATATTTACGACGAAATTTTCAATCCAAAACAAACAACAGACGAGGAGAGCAACCATGAATCATGGCTTAGTGAAGACATCAACACAAAAAGAAACCCGTGATCAACTGCTTCAGGTGGACAAGTCAATGGCTGATACGATCACACGCATATTGGACATCGATGACCGGAATAAAGAGATCATGGCAAACTGGCGTGCAACGAAGGAATACAAAGAGCTGAAGGCGATGGCAAAAGAAAAGCGTGAATTGATCGTTGTTCAGCACGAAAAAAACGGCGCACGAAAGTTGCTCTTCGCTATGTTCAAAAAGTTCGGAATTCAGACTCCCGAAACATCGCTGACAAAGCTTGCCAAGAAAAACGAAGATGCCCGTGCACTGATACCGGCATGAGGATGACATGGGAACGAAAATAACATTTGAAGATTGGAAGAAACAAGCGATCGAGTATTTGCATCAGAAATTTGGACATAACAAATATGATTGGATTCTCGGAGACGACGAAGATATGATGCGAGACGGCTACAATGAAGATGAAGCTCCAGAAGTTTATGCGGACTATCAAATTGAATGCGCTCAATAACCATGAACGTCTCTATTGAACATACTGCCACAGGTGAACGACAGTTCGTGTATACGTCCCGCTCCGGTCGGCGGTATGTCGGAGCCACGCCGGAAGAAACGGAACGCAAGCTGCTCATCGCATCGCTTCATGCTGGAGAGCGCGAACTCGGGATGGTGCACGAGATCTGTGCGCAGCGGTTTTTAGGAATCGCATCGTTTGCGGATCTCACTCTTCAGCAGCTCCGCGAGCTGAACAAAGTTATTTCAGATGCACGCCGATTCGGGTCCGCCGTCGCGAACGAAAATAATTCACTCGAACCGAAAGCGACATCCGCACAGATAAAACGCCTCGTGAAACTCGGACGCTATTCCGTCATCACGGAAAAGTACGGCAAGGAATATTTTTGGAAAAAATGTCTCGAATGGGTTGTGAGATTCAAAGATGCAAAGCGCGTCAAACTTGATGAGTTCACAAACTATGAAGCATGGTATCTCATACGACGGCTGGAAAAAGTTGAGAAGCGTTTGCAAGCCGGGCAGATCGGTGAAGAGGAATAACATGGCAAACGGTAGACGGAAAACGGTAGAGGAAAAGATTATTTGGCAATCGAAAGTATTTCCCGAGTTGTTGATGACGCAGAAGATGTTATACCTGCTGCACTATCGGTACTCCTACGTAAAAAATTGGCAGAGTTTGATGCTGGAGCTCGAAACGTATCTCGTCCGTAAGCCGGATAAGACACCGAAGGATTTTAAGAAGTTCGTTTTGAATTGTGCGAAACGCCGCGCCGATGACGTGCTCAAAGGCACACGCTTTCCTGACGGCACAATCAATCTGAAAAAATTTCAAGGACCGGAAGTGACGGTGCATCGTGATGAGAGTCTCAGCAGGCAATCGAACGCGACAGATATCCGGTCACTGCGCATCAGGCTGCAGCAATTGGAACGCGGCACTCCGGAATACAATGAGGTGCTCGCTCAACTAGAACACAATAAAGAAAGTAAATCACAACCGCTGTCACTCGGCGATGTTTTCAACAAGCTCAACACAATGACGGAAGGAAGTAAATCATGAAGGCGTGCATCGATACAAGTCTCTCTCACGGAGACGTTGCGAAGGAGGCGCAGTTGCGCTATCCTTTGACCCCAAAGCGTGATGCTCTTTATCTGCTCTGGATGTTTTACGGCGAGATTGCCAGCAAAAAAAATCAGACCGAAGCATACGCAGCGCATTTGCGGTTCAAACTTTTGTGCCTGTTCATTCTTGCACCAGAACGAAATAACTAATTCACAGGAGGCTCTATGTTCGACGCAATGGTAATCATAGTTATTATCTGCGTTGTCGCGGTCGCGGTTTATGCGCTTCTCAATTCCGGGCAGAAAGAAGATTCTGAGAAACGCCGCGCGTATTTAATTTACAGAGCACAGTCAGCCTGGCCGCAGCTCGATCTCTGTGCAGCTCTGGATTGCCTCTATGCGCTCACGCTGCGGGAAATAAAATCCGAATACGCAGCCGGTAACAACACCGATGATCTGCAGGAAGACCTTATCATTATTCAAAATATACGTAATCAACTCCTCCTCGAAGAGGATGTTGATATGGTAATCATAATAAAATAACAAACAAGGAGACGGCAATGGAGGACGGAATAGAATTAAATCTGGAGGTGCTTGGCTCTCGACTGGAAAAGCACTTCGAAGAAATAAAAACGTTGGAGGCAGCGATACATAAATACGATCTCGAGGCGGCCGCACTTAGAGCTGGAGTTGTGCGGTACAATGAAATTCTCCGGGACCGAAAAGAGCTGCGGAGAGAGTTGGCGGGCAAACATAAGCAGCTCAAAGCTATATCAGAATTTTTACAGGGAACGACGCTCTTCGATGCGCGCTTCCCGCTTTTTAATCAACCACAACAAACAGAGAAGGTGTAACATGGAAAAAAAAGAAATGATGAAGGATGGCAAAGGCCGTCTCGTTCCAATAGCGCTCGTGAAGCCGATAGATCGGCAGCGCGATATGCTTGTGAAGCTCATTGTCGAGGGAGCGCAGAAACAATCGGCGAGCCTTGCAGTATTTAAAAAAGAAGCGATGGAAGCTATCGATGCATTTGTCGAAAAATCCGCAGCACAGCATGGCGTTCACCTCGGCGGCAAGAGGGGCAACGTATCGCTGCTCTCTTTTGATGGTGAGTATAAGGTTCAGCTGTCTATTGCGGATCGGGTCACTTTCGACGAGAAATTGCTTGTTGCGAAGAAGCTCATCGACCAGTGCATACACTCATGGTCAAAGGGAAGCAAACCAGAGTTGGAAGTGCTTATCAATCACGCATTCGAAGTCGACAAGGCCGGTAAGGTCAACACTGACCGGATACTCGGACTTCGCCGCTTGAATATTAAAGATGAGCGTTGGAAGAAAGCGATGGATGTTATTGGTGAGAGTGTGCAGATCACGGAATCGAAAGAATACATCCGGATCTACAAGCGATCCGGCAAAGATTCTTATTCACAGGTCAATCTTGATGTTGCATCACTCTAAATAACGATCACTAACCAAAGGAGACTTAACATGAAAAACATCTTCAAAAAAGACAACGCAGAATCATCCACCGATCCAATGCAGATCGCCTACGATGAGCTGCCGGATGAAAAAAAGTTAGAATTGCAGGTCGCACAGCGCGCAGAATACGGCAGGGTGCTGAATGAAGCGCTGCTGGATGAAAAAACACAGGAAGAGGCTGAGAACCTTGCGAAAGCGGCTGTTGAATCGCTCTCGGCGCGTCTTATTGAGGAATATAAAAATGCGTCAGCAGCAGCACCCGCACCGCCAACAGGAAAAGATAACACGCTTCCTCCTCTGCCTCCAGCGCAGCCGGAAGCGAAGAAAAAATATACATTCGAATTCGAGATCTACGAAGGCGGTGCGCTCAAGCGCACGACTGAAGTAAGCACGCTTGAGATCAACAGAGCCGCTGCAATGGAAGTAGCTACTGCAGCTCTCAAGGCTGAGCTTGAAGGAAAGGAAACATATCGCTATACCGGCATATATAAAAAACAAGCGGTTACGGTAGAAGACGTATGAGTTATAAACCCTTCTCGTTCTCCCCTTTTTTAAAGGGGAGATGAAAGAGGGGTTGGACTCTCTTGATAAAGGAGCAGGCAGATGGTGACAGAATTAGAAGAGAAAAAATATTGGCTGCGCAAAGCGCAGCAATACGATGTAAGATTCGACGGTATCCAGCATTTCAAAAATGCTAAACCGCTGCCGATGTTCACGCATCGGCTGTATGGCACATTTGTAGTGTCGAGTTACGAAACACTTCCAGCAGCTATTCTGCGGAAGAAAAAACAATTCACGCCCGCCGAGGCGGACAAGCCCAAAATGGGCGAGGAGGAAGCATGCGTCTGAATATCTTTGCCCGCCAGAACGGCTTTGTCGGGCTGGCAATTATCGCGGTAATGACTGCCGCATTGTTATCCGGCTGCGGAACAACTGCAGTCACAAGGTCGACGGTCACTGAGCGTCCGGATTCGATTGTCATCAAACACGACACGGTATGGATTCATGCAGCACACAGCGATTCATCCGTCGTGCTGCACTCATCCAAAGATATAACTGCTGCACTTTCCATTCGCGCGAAGCTCGATACAACGACGGCAAGCGGTGTTTCTCTTAGTGCAGAATATCTTTGGCCGGAAGACGAATGGAATGTGAACATCAAAGAGCCGGATATAAAAGTGAAATGGATGGTGCGTGATTCTTTGATCGAGAAACCGTATCCGGTCGAGAAAGTTCCGCTCTGGGTCTATCTCGCACTTGGCGGCATGCTCATAGCGCTTGTCGCAGTCATCATCAAGAAATAGGAGCGCTCATGCAAACCCAAGCAGAAAAAATACTTGAACATTTACAATCCGGCCAGACTATCACGCCGTTGGAAGCTCTCCGGAAATATGGCTGCCTGCGCCTGGGTGCGCGCGTGTGGGATTTAAAACGAAAAGGTGCGGCTATCGATACGCGAATAATTAAAACTGAAACCGGCGCACACGTTGCCGAATATTCTTTGCAGCAGCAACAAGGCGCCTGATCATGAGCGCGATGGAATGTCCGCATTGCGGAAACTATGATAATAAGATCATCAAGAGCATATTGCGTATCAATACCAATACGCGTATCCGAATAGGCCTCTGCCTGCATTGCGGCGCGCGGGTGCCAACAAACGAACGCATCGATCTTTCTCTCTTTAGAAAATTAAATCCAACACGAAAAGTGCAGGAAGAAGCATGACTCGCTACGAGCTGATACAGCAGCAACTGGAATCTTCCGTCGATGCGCTTATGCGCGCTGCACTCAAACAAATAGATCGTATGATGCGCAAAGGTGCGACACTCGAAGATATTCTTGAAGTGCTGCGCACTTTCCGACTTTCGCCAGGCGAAGCCCTCAAGCTGAAGGATGCACTCAACACTGCGATGGATGACATCACGGATATCCGCGGCAGTGTTGTCAAGCAACTCAGCAGTGCGGATATCCTGACGGTGAAAGCAGCTGCGAATCTTTCCTTCCCGAAACTTCAATCAGCTGTGCAGAAAACATTGATACCCGCCGTGCAAAAAGCAATTGCAGCAAAGAGCGGTCCCACTGTGTTGATGCATCAATTGAAAAAAAACGGATTCGATAGACCGAAGACGCTCGCACTCACTTCGCTTTCACAGTTCAATAACGAGCTGACGTTCACCACTGCGGAAACAACCGGCACGAAGAAGTTCCTTTATTCCGGTCCCGTTGTCTCTGCGACGCGTCCCTTCTGTCGCGAGCATGCCGGAAAAATATACACGCTTGTTGAAATTGAAAAGATGGATAACGGTCAGGGCATCTCGGTGCGCAGCTCATGCGGCGGATATCGATGCAGGCATCACTGGTTGGCGGCGCCTGACGGAAAATAAAATGAAAGAGGGAGAAGAAGAAATGAAACAAGAAACGATTGCGATGAGAACAGTATCTATCGGACTACGCAGTGTGGGTGTAGGATTCAACAGTGCCGAAGAGTTGGTCTGCAACTTTGTGAAGAACGAAGGAACGGCAATCATCAGCACGCAGATAAAAATGTCGCAAGAGATTGCAGAACAACTTGCGAGACTGATAAAAATGGCAATAAGTGAAAAAGAGTTCGGGTAAATCGAAAAGAAAATGGCGGAACGCGAAGAAAGTGCACCTGACGAAAATTAATATGATCGCCGGATTCAAACATACATGCGTCGACTGCGGTGCACCGTGCAAAATAAAGAGATGTCGAAAACATTCTGATGAGCAGCGCGCGAAAGATACGGCGAGATTTAATGGAACGATGAATCAAAAGCATGAAAGGCATGAGAAGTCGTGGATTACCATGGCGCGTATGATCGGCAGATCACAATTTATGGCGTCGGATCGACCTGTTCCCGGTGAATCAACAAGGTATAAAATAACAAGATAAAATTCAGGAGACGGTGGCAATGGCGATCTGCAAAAGACAAACGAAGTGCGGCGAATGCGGCGGATATATTTTCAAAGGCGATACGTTCTGTCATACCTGTCAGAATGCGTATGTTCCAAATAAAAACAAAATCGTAAAGCCAGAACAAAGCACGCAGCCTCCGAAAGGTTTCCGACTTCTACGCATTGGTGAACTCGTAAAGAAGGCTGATCTCTACTACATCGGTGATAAAAGGTGGATACCAATCAACAGCGCTTGGATCGGAATGAAAGTCACAACGAAGTGCAGACCAGGTGCACGAAAGCAGCGGAGTAAACAATGAAAATTATTTCCTTCGCATGGACAACGCCCGCGTTGCTTGCCGGTGCAAAGACCTGCACGCGTCGTGATTGGAAAATGGAATATGCGTTTCGTTTTAAAAAAGGCGATCTCTGTCTTGCGTACGATAAGCAGCCGCGCTTCGGCGGAAAGCCTGTCGCTATAATACGTCTCACAGCAACGCCAATTTTTGAAAGCACAAAGCGCGCTCCTTTATCGGACTATGCAGCAGAAGGATTTTCTTGGTTGAAAGCGCATGGAATCATGGTGATCGGTAAATATGATGTCGACATGCTCTGGAAAGTATGGCGCATGGAAGGTTTTGATAAATGGGTTGTAAGATTTGAGTTAGTGGAAATATTGTGAAAGAGAAAATTAAAATCATTGCCTGCAGCCAAGAGACATTTTGGTACTCCGACAAAATCGGTCAGACCTATTTCATCGTCAAGCGTGTTGGTTCTGACTATCTTGTTAGCGTTGGCGGTTCTTCGGGCTGTGCATTCTTCGTGCGCGGCTGCGATGCGGAGATACTAAAGGTTGTCACGCCTGCCTAACGTGGAATTAAACTGCTGGCGTGAGATGCCAGAGTAAAACATAAATGATTATTCCAGTCACGTTTGAATGACTGGTTATATTTTGCGGAGCCATGAATAAAAGAATTAAGGCGTATAGAAAAAGACCTTGATAAAACATTGAACGACTTACATAGTATAAAATTAAAAGATGGCACATTCGGAATGATAATTGACTGGGAAGTGCGGATAGCGATTACTACTTCCCACGAAGGGAAAGTATTCTCAACAAAATATAACAGCCTGCGCTAAGATTCAGCGGGAGATGACAGATTTATTTTCTATCTCCGTCTGAATCTTAGCGCGAGTTATCTGGCGCGAGTGAAACGAAGCGACAGAGATTTAACGAAGCGCCGAGCGCAGGCTGTTATCTGGTCGCTTACGAGTGACAACGAGTTTTGAACGCGTTATTAATTTGTTGTGCGGGCGCTTTAAAAAAGGAAAGAGAGGTTTGTATGGTTAGAGCAAAATTTGTATGTAACGAAGTGACACAAACGGTAGATGGTGGTAAGGTAAAACTGATACCAGTTACCGGAACAAGCGAAGAAAATAAAACTTTCTTCAAGTATACACCTTATGGACAAATAGAGATGGGGACGATTAATCTCGAAGCCCTCGCTCAATTTGTTCCGGGTAAACAATTCTACGTAGATTTCACGGAAGCGAATTAACAATGCGCCCGCACTTCAAGTTTTTACAATGCAATATTGCAATGAGAAAAAGCGACTATTATAAAAATAAACAGAGGCAAAAATGACACACAAACAACTTCGCACACACGCGCGAAAATATTTTTCAATCGATGTCAAAGCGCATTCGACCAGAGAGGTAGCACGTCGCACCGGAATATCGAATAGTGCACTGCAAAGATTCATGGGCGGCAAAGAAATCAAGATCACAGCAGAGCAGGAAAGAAAATTTATTCTCATCGTCGCGCGGTGGGAGCTTGACCCGATCTGTATCGCTGGCCGGGCTCGTGAGAGGATGCTGCGACAATATTTATCACAAGACGAAATCGCTGAATTCGGGCAATTAGTAGGTGGGACGCCTCATTCATTGGCTTCTTGAAGTGGGTCAAACTGGGTCAAAGACAAACGCAATAGAATTGATCGTGAACGGTATATTTTGGAAACGCAACCCCTCAAAAGAGGGGTTTTTATAAGTTGGAAATAGTATATTAAAACGACTGGAGAATACGATGTTGACATGTGACAAATGCAAAAAACCTACTTGTGAAACTGTCGACGGAAAATGCTGGGATTGCAGAAACGAAGTCATGCCTTTTGAAATTAGGATCGCATTCCTTGTGTTGGTGCTAATTCTATTATTAGCCATTCTTCGTGGGTAGAACAAACTGAATTTTCTTTGCAATTTCCTCACCAAGCCAGCGTTCGAGCGGTGCTTGTTCCTTCGCCGTCAGTCCCATGAATATCCGCTTGATTTTATTCCTGCCAGCACCGCGATGATGGAAGCCCGCAATCTTTTCCGCTTCTTTGTTTGTAAAATAAATTTTCAAACTCGGTTCCGCTGCATTCACCTGCATGGCGAGTGCGCTCATCATCTGTCCGGTCCAATTAAGCGTTACGCGATCCGTTTCACGTTCTGCTAATTCGCGCATCCTTTTGTATCCGCCGTGAAGAGTGATCCACATCTTGCCGCTCTTGCTATTTCGATAAACCTTGTCAACAGTTCCGTCTTTGATGGACTTCAGAAGTGATGCAGCTTTTCCATTTCCGATGCGTTCTTGCAATGCACCGTACGGCATGCCTGCCGCTTTCGTGCTGTATCCTTTTGATGTTGAGCCCGGGAGAAATTCTCCGCGAAGAGTACGTGCTTGAATGATGGCGAGAACTTTCTCACCGAGCTGCAGCAGCACTGCCTCGCCGAGTATGAGAGAGAGAATATTTTTATTGTCCGGCATGAACCCCTCTTGCTCTCCCCTTTATAAAAGGGGAGAAGTTGTTTCCGTAGTTTTTGCGCTCGTGACTTTGAAGCCGGTTTTTTCGGAAACCTCATCGTCATTCAAAGTATAACCTGCGGCTTTCAGGTCCGTAACAATGCGCGCGTTGGCTTCGCGGTCTTCTGATTCATCGGTGAGAAATTTAAAACGCGGACGCAGCGTGAGATCGGTTTCGCTTTCGTTCAATTTATAGTCGACTGCGATGTGTTGCTCGTTTATGATTTCCTCAACGCGCTTCAAGCGCCACCACATTCTATCATCGGTAATAAGTTTCATCACCTGCAATGCAGCGCGGCTGCCGCCCTGTGTCGGGAGCTGCGTCGTGTTGGCTTCGCCGTTGATCAGAATATCCAGCTCAGCATCGATTGCCTTTTGCAAATTCTCATACGCTGTAACATTTCCGCTGCGCGCGGCTTCCTGCAACTGAAATTTTATGTCTTCCGAAACAAGCGCCCATGCGTTCTTGCCGAAATCTTCTAGCGCTTCTTTTGCAACCGCCTTGTCTTCATTCGATGTGCCGGTTTTATATTCCGCTGTTCGAAATGGCTGGCCGAAGATCTCTACGAACTGCGACCAGTCCTGCCAGGAAAAATTCTTAATGATCGTAAGTGGAATAGCCGAGCGGAGAATGCCGCCGATGAATCCGGGCCGCGTGGACTTGAAGGGATTGAATTCTGAAATAATATATTGAACGCGCTCTGCAGGCGGTATCGGTATTGTCTTGAATGTCGTGTCGTTATTCTCGATAAGCACAACTTCATATTTTCCGCTGTCATTTTTCTTGCGGAATAAATCCGTAGAAGGAACGACATCAAGATCTGTTTGCATTTTGCCGTTGATGTTATTCCAGATTTGCCGCAGCGCGGTGATGCCGTAAAACTCTCCGTCCATGATCACATCGAAATTGTGATGCACACCGGAATTGATGAACCGTTCTTTTGTGGCTTCTGCGACTGCAACGGCGGATTTATTTTCGGGATCGCTCGGCACGATGTCCCAGGGAAAGCCGGTCACTGCATCATGCGCAGATCTCACAAGTCCGCCGACGCGGCTATTTGCTTCCATGAAGCGTGCCATAATTGCAAGCATCGGCCGCGGATCTGACTGATCAATCAGCTCGATCAATCTGAATGCTTTGTTATATTCCTTAATAGTGACAAAAAGTTTTCGAGAAAGCGGTGCATATTGATAATTCATAAAAAAGACCTTTCTAAAAAATCATAACCCCCTCTTAATCTCCCCCTTACCAAGGGGGAGAAAGTTGTTGACAGTGGAAAATTAATATAGATCGGATGAATGTCGACGGCCGCCGGTCTCAATTTCCTTGCCGCTAGATCCGCCGCGCATGGCTATCGGCCAGACTTGTTTGTATGCAGATGCGAGCGCGTCCGGAAAATCGACACGGTGTTGTGCGGTTTTTTTACCAATATAACCGATGAGCTGCGACTGCGCTTCGATACCGTCGCGCGTCTGCAAAAATGTTTCTATAAATAAAATATTGCCAAGCGAGTATGGCGTCTCAAGCTGCTCAATGCGAAAATATTTATCGCCTTCAACGGCAATGTGCCGGATCGGAAGTTCCGGTTTGTTGCGTGTGGAAATATATATCTTCCTGAATTCCAGATACTGCGCCTGTGCGAAGTTGCTCTCCCATCCGATATACAACAAATGCGAACGGAAAAGATTGTAGGTGTCATACATTGCCAGAAAATATTCCTCCCATCCGCAGCGGCGAACGAACGCAGCGGGAACGATAAACTTTTTCATCGTTGGAGAATAGAGCAGCACGACAAGCGTTTTAAAATCCGATGTCTCGCCGAATGCCGGATCGCAAAAGATAATACCGATAGCATCTTTCGGGACCATTTTGAATGTTACCCAATGCTTCAATAAAAATCGCGCTCCCTCCGGAGGCGATGGCTTCTGCCGGTATTCCGCATTCCACACGCTCATCGATAATTGCAAAGCGAGACGCATCTCATCTTCCGTTTTATACGCATAGCGCTGATACCACAGCGCGCGTGAATTCTTTTCATCCCACGCATCGAAAATGGAAACGATAAAGGCGGGATGCTGCGCAGTGCGATCCGCGTGCGACATTTCCTCCAGGATGTTTATCAGGCACGTTGTGCGTGCATTATTACCGAGATACACAGCGCAGCCCGATTCGGTGAGAGCCGGAAGATAATCACGCTCGATGACATCTAATTTCGCTTTACTTATTTCAGAATTGATGCTTGTGCTGAAATCTTCGTAGTCATCGAACTCTTCGAAATCCACACGCGTCTCGCCAAGCTCACCGCGCGGTGTTACCGTGTAGCTGTGCGCGATAAATGTCGTGCCTTCCGGATTATATTTATGAGGGACGATCCGGAACGAGTGCAGTGTGTCCCAGTTCTCATCAATGATTTTTCCGAAATCGGAAACGATCTTCGGATTGTATTTGATAATATCTCGCACGTAGCGAAAATCTTTTTCAACGAGATCCAGCGTGTCGCTGGCTTTGGAGTAATGATGTTTGATGCCGAAACAAGCGCACCACACTTTGAACACGCGAAAGAACCGCGTTTTTCCGATACCGCGTTCGGCAGCGATGATATGTATTTTCCGGTTGTTGCTTAGCGCAGCGGCCAGCATCTTTATATGCACGATACAAAATGCAAACGTAAACCATTGCGGAAAATATTCCAAGCAAAAATAAAAGAAGCTCTTGCCGGCTTTCCTGATTCGCTTCTCGCGGTTCCGGTCCCAGTCGACAGGCAGCGACTTCATTCCTTTGCCGAATGCCGCTTCCTGGATAAGCTTGCGTTCCTGCTCGGCGAACTGCTGTTCTAAAATTGTAAACTCGTTCATGAATTTTTATCTGCTTTGACTTCTGCTGCAACTTCTTTAAATACCTCGATGATGCGCAGTGCGCCTGCATCCGGTTCGTAACGCCGGATAAGCCGCTCGACTATTTTCACATCAAGATTTTTTGCCATCTGTCCGAATTGCACCGAACGTAATTTTCTTAAAGAACCGGTAAGCTGATTTGTGTAGAGTAATAATTGCCCGACAGTAAGTCTTTTCTTTTGAGAGATTGCGCGTATGGATTCCTGGATCATCATTCCAAGCTGCGTCTCGGGTGATTCGCCTTCGAGTGCGAGTCTATCAAAATCTACATCAATGATCGGTGTTTTTTTAGTCGTGCCTTTATCGGAGCGTTCTTTCTTATCCGGGTCGCCTTTTCTCAGCACGCGATAAACAGTGTACTCGGGATAGCCAAAATCATCTGCAATAGATTTGACAGATGCTTTCGTATCGCCGTAATATAAGTCGAGCCACTTCTTCTTTGTTTTTATAGAGGGCTGCTTTTTATATTTTATGTCACTCATAATGTGACCTCTGCTTTTAATTGCACACCGACAACGGCGCCGGTGCTGGAACGTTCTACGATTTCGAGAGGCGGTTCGTTATCCGGTTGTGTGATGACCGTGCCTTCAATTTCTGCGTTGGTGAGATGCGCTAAAACTTTAGCACCGATAACGAGAGCTGCATCCACAGCCTCCGCCTCTGTTCCGGTTGGCGCTGCGATGCAATAAATAAAAACATCGAGCGGGATGCGCACGTTGCCCTTTTGTGAAACCAGTGTTGGCGTTCCCGGCACAAGCCACACGGCAGCCGATGGCGGCATGAGTGTCGTTACCTTGCCGGTGAAAGCGCGCTCGGCTCCGGGCACTCCCTCATCTTCCGGATCGTCTTCTGCTCCGGGTGTACCGATGCCGAGATCATCTTTGTTGTCGTTGAGATCGTCAACGATTCCTTGCCACAATGTTGATATGCCATTCATTACCAGTTCTCCGTTCTGCGACAGTCGGCATCGAATTCCGATCCGGTTGCTTCTTCCGTGCTCGGCTCAAGATCAATGTCACCGTTAGCGATTGCATCCAATTCTATCAGCGCATCCTTGTATAATTTTTCACGCCGGTCGAGCTCCGGTTTGTTGGTATCGTTCCACTGCTGCTGACCGCTCAGGTTCCAAATAATAATACGACCTGCGATGCTCTCAAGTATCTCGTAGTTATCACCGTCTTCTGCTGGCTCTTCACTGATGCTGGAAGTGATCTTGGAATCCGCATACGCAAACGGCGTATCCTGTTCTTCAGCTGGAATTTTAGAAAAGAGTGCCGTGACCTGATCGGCGTTGAGAAATGCTTTTAACTTTTCTTTGGAAGTAAAGTGCGCTACGATTTCTTCAAGAGATATTTCATCTACAGTACCATCTGTGGATGGAAGCGATGCGGATGCGGCAAGCACAATGCTTGTTGCAGCTATCGATTCGATCACTCCGATATATTGTGCGGCGCCGACAGTAAAAGAAATAGCATTACCGATATCGGAGGTTTGAATTTGCCCGGCTGTTAAACCGCTGATCGTTCTTGTTAGATAAGTGTAAGTCAATTTTAATCTCCTTTTAATCCGCCTATAAAATACTACGGATTGGCATTATCCTATTGGACTTCCGTCTACCCAAATTGTTGTTTCGGCATCCCAATTCCCAATACCTACCAAGGCTTTGAACTCTGATTTTGTGTCTGCGTTGGTTGGCATAACCGCATTGGTAAGGTCGGCACCTGCGAAATTACAATTTCGTATAGCCGCGCCGGTAAATATGACCTCCTCAAGTGTCGCGCCCATAAAGGAGGTAACTCCGCCATTCGCGAAAACAGCATTAGTAAAATCAGCCCCGGACATATTCGCATTTGTAAAAATGATAGCGTCCAAAAAAGCACCAACGAATAAAGAACCTTGAAGCCGGCAACCAATAAAAAGATTGTCTTGAATTGTTGAACCCGAAAAATCAGCGGCAAGCAAACTGGTATCAGTAAAATCTATTACGGTAAGCGTGCTATTATCAAATTTGATGTTGTCAAGAAATAAATTGGATAAATCAACGCGATTATAGACGCCAGAATTATTTGTCCCTTGAATAATAGCGCCAGACAATACAATAGGAGTGGTAAGGTGATGTAAGAGATTGATTATAAATTTAATATCCGTAAAACTCTTCCATGCAAGACCATCATTCATGGTGTTTTTTGTTAGAGCTTGAAATTCTAATCCACCAGGCGGAAGAGCGGTTAAAGTGCCCAATTTTATTTCCAATGCGTCTGTGAAATCATTTGTCGAAAGTTCCTTGCCGGTAATCTTATCAACTTTGAGATCGAGAGAGGTTTGTGTATTGCTGGGACAGTTGTCTACTTTTCCCTTTGCAGTTGTATCAAAATCGTTTGCGGAGAGTCCCTTGCCCGTTTCCTTATCAACTTTGAGATCGAGAGAATCCTTTACTAATTTTTCCGATCCGAAGTGCGAATTGTCCGGCGTAGTCTGCCATGTAGAGATTTTATTTGCGCTCACCTCGGCTGCACGCGCAATCGCAGCTACTAAAGTTTGTAAAGTTGTTTTTATGATAGACATATCAAGTATCCTTTTATAAGTAATTGTATTGCGCTTCGCGCAATAACAGTCTCAGGCCTCCGGCTGTTCGATTCCAATATGGAAAAATATTTTTTTCTGAGATGGCTACAGGTACCTGTAGCCATCACGGGTTTTGGGAAGAATTTATATTGCATATAGAATTTAGAACGGGAAGCGGAAAAAAGATGAAAGAAAAAATTTTAAAGCTAAAACTTTTGATCGCGAAACTCCAGAACGACGCTCCTATGAAAGCGGAGCTCGAAGCTGAGATCGCAGAACTTGAAGCTGCAACGGCAGCGAATATTGTGCCAACTCCAACAACTAAAGATTCCGTCCAATTAGCACCGCAGCATCAGCCGTTAGTATTGCCGGCTGAAGTGACCGCAGCTCTCGGCGAAATGAAAACGCTCAAAGAGATGTTGTTGAAACAAGAAGAGCGTGCGACTGCTGCCGAGACGGCGATGGCGGAACGTATGAAATCGGAGAAGGCGCAAAAGAAAGTCGACTATCTCAAGAAGGTAACTGAAACAGAAAAGAAGGTAACGCCTGCGGAATGGAAAGAAAAGTATGAAGCTCTGTATGATGCAGTTCCTGAAGCGGCCATGAAAGTGATCGATGCTCTACAAGTGCATCCGGCGTCTAGACAGACAAAAACGATAGATGGAAAGACGGAAGATGGTAGAGGAGAGAAAACCACTTCGCTCAAAAATTATGTCGATCACAAGGAAAGTTTTGACGCTCAAGCGATTGCTGCGTTTACAGCACCGAGCAATAATTGATTCATAAAAACATTTTATAAAACCAATTTGGAGAAAAGGTATGAAATTATTCGAATTTAGCGGCGCAGACGGACAGCAAGGCAACAATTCAGATCCGGCATTACGCGCAATTGTAGCGAACGAGATGCGGCTTGAAACGCCGATCTTCGAGTTTGCGGAGTTTTACCAAATGGGCGGCTCTGCCGATACGCCGCTCAAAGCATCGACGCAGACAGGCGGCAACGAACGAGCTATTAACTCTGACTTCGGCGGAAATGCAACGGCGCCTTCTCTCGATGCCATCGCGCTGAAAATTATCGGCGATAAGATCATGACCGATAAAGCGTACGAGCGCCGGTTCGGTCCCAATGGCGCCGGGATTGAAAGCGAACGCCTGCGTCAGTTGAAAGCGTTCTCTCGATCTTTCGCCCGGCATTTTGTAAACTTGTTGATCAACGGCGCCATCAGTGCGACGCAGTTCAACGGTCTGAAAGCGTTGTGCACCAGTACAAAATTGGTGAGCATCCAAGATGGTGCGGACGGCGATGTCGTTGTGTTAGGTAACAGCGACAATGCAAAGCGCTCGCAACAAAAGTTTTTAAAAGCGCTCGATCTGTTAATCGACACCGTGAATCCATCCTGCCTGTTGATGAATTCCGACGCGAAAAGTTACATCGAAGCAATCGCGAGAGACTTCGTATCGCTCACGACCATCGATAACGTTACATCGCTTGTACTGACGCGTTACAAAGGCGTGCCGGTTATCAATGCGCGGCGCGCAAAGGATAACGCGACGCAGGTCATCACCAGCGCCGAGACCAAGGGCGAATCCGATGACTGCACATCGATCTACGCTGTGAAGTTTGGCGAGAAGATCGATACCACGCTGGCGACGAACGTCGGCTTAGCCGTCGACAATTATGGCCTCGTCGGATCACAATATGTGACCAACGTCGAGATGGATATCGACATGGCGATCTTGAGCGCCTATGCAGCTCAACGAATGGAAGGTATCCGGCTGCTCTAAACCTGAAATAACCCCTCTTTATCTCCCCTCCGAAAATGAAGGGGAGAGAACATTTAAAATGGAGTTGAGATTATGAAAAAAGTTTTGATGTTGACGACCTTGTTTACGATGATCGCATTGTTTGCAGTTACAAGTTTTGGACAGACGGGCACCGCTCCGTCGATTGACGAACTGAGTCAGTGGAATGTTTTTAGCGTCGTGCCTGCGAAAGCTATTACGGTGACAGATACAGTTGTCTCCGGGTATTTTATTCCTACGGACGTTTCGCGCGTCATTTTTTGGCTGGAAGCCGATACGATCAGCACATCGGATACACTCATTACAATCGTGCAAGGATCTCCGGATTTAGTCGTATGGAAAACACTCGCAACTTTTGCGACAATGACTGCAGTGGGAAGTGACAGGCAGACGAGCACTCTCACCGACAGATATTTGCGTGTGATCGATACGATCACCGGAACTACGATCCGTCATTATCGTAAAGTAAAAGCAATTCCGAAATTATATTAGTTCCACCGCCTGCACCATCTGGTGCCTCCGTCCGTCCCGCCGTTTGCAGCAATGCAGCGGCGGGATGTTTAAAACAGAAAAAAAAGGACTCGAAAGACATAGAATGGAATTGACCACGATTGTAATAAGCATCTCAGCAGCTGCAAGTATAGTTGCAATAGTAGTTGGCGGAATTAAGGTAATGCAATTTGTTTCTGAACGTCCGAAGCGGGACGAAGTAAATGAGATAATTGATCGCGCTGTAGAATCGCTCAAAAACGATGTCAGATATATTCGAGATCGCATCGATGCGGTGACGGAAAAGGTGACAGAAAAGAAAAGGAAGTAAGCTCGTGGCAAACCGTAAACCGGCACTCATAAAAATTCTAAAGCACGAAGGCGTGCAGTTCGACGCGCATGACCAGCCTGTGCCAGGGGGAAGTGGATGGGTGAATAATCCGGATGATCCGGGCAAAGAAACAATTTGGGGTATTACCACTGCCACGGCACGCGAGTATGGTTACACCGGCGGCATGAAAGATATGCCGTATGAAGTAGCGTGCGACATTTACAATAAAAAATATCTGGACAAAATTTGCTTTGACAGTATTCCGGATCAAGAAATTGCTGAAGAGATACTCGATACGGCAGTTAATTGCGGCGTGGAGGTTGTTGTCTCATTCCTGCAGCGCACTTTAAATGTGTTGAACAAAAAAGCAACGCTCTATCCAGATCTGGTTGTCGATGGAGATTGCGGTCCCGTGACAATAAAAACATTGCAGAAAGCATTAACCGTTGCATACTGGTACCGTCTTTGTATTCTCCGAGTATTGGATTCGATGCAGTGTGTTCGATATGTCAATCTTGCCGAGCGTGATTCTAAGTTTGAAACATTTATGCCTGGCTGGCTGCGCAATAGAGTAGGAGTATAAAGTATGAACGTATTCGGAGTTTCTATAGATGCTCTTTACCTGCTGATTGCATTGTTTGCAATTATCGCGATCACAGTAGTTGTTACGCTGCTCATTGCAAAAAAAATAACCGTCGCATTCTCTGTCGATCTGAAAGCGTTCTGGTCGTTCATGAAAGAGGGCCTGAGTGAAGACAATGGACATGCAAGCTCCACGCGCATCAATCAACTATTTGCGAACATTTTATTCAGTCCGACTATTGCGTATGGATTTCTGTATGTGCTCTGGAATCACACAGAACTCGTACTTATCTATCTTGCATCGATGCTGGCCGCTATGGGCTTGACGCAGGGATTGAAAGTCTGGCAGAAGAAGAATGAACAGCCTATCGATGCACCGTTTTCGGAAACATCGACATCGACTGAAGAAGTCAAACGATAATTTAGAAGGGAATTCTCATGGGTGCTTTTAAATCGATATTAGGTTCTGTAAAAATAGTACAGAATGTTATCTCGGCAAACCTGACGCTTGCCGCAACATGGGCTGCAGCGACAGACCTCGGTGATCTGAAAGGCAAACCGTATGTGAAGGTGACGTGGGATCAACAGAATGTGCCGTCTCAAGGCGGGCCGATAGCGCTTGAACTCGCGGCAAAATTTGAAACGTCGACACTGGATATCACCACACCAGCAACGCTGACGGCTCTGAAAGGCATGCGCGGCAAAAATGTTTCTCTTCTTTGCATGCCGGTCGGAACACTGAGCGCAGATAATCCGATTGTGATCGTGAAGAACTTCCCGCTCCTCCTGAGCGGTGAACTCAACATCGGCGATATTTCGTCGATAAAAATGGCTGGTGAAAAACCGGCATACGATGAGTCAGATATTTACTTATTGCGTGCGACTGCGTTGACATAGAAATAAAGGTAGATGGTAAAAGGTAAACGGTAAAAGGAGAAAATATTATGGGTGTCTTAAAATCAATATTGGGTTCCGTAAAAGTTTTGCAGCACGATGTCATCGATGCAGTCGACCTGACGCTCCTTGCATCTTGGGCTGACGCAACAGATCTCGGCGACTTGAAAGGCAAACCGTTTGTGAAAGTTACGTGGGATCAAAACAGCGTCGATACACAACGCGGTAAAATAGCGCTTGAAATCACTGCGAAGTTCGAAACATCGACGCTGGATGTAACTACAGCAGGCACTCTTACGGACCTGCAAGCAATGCGCGGATTGAACGTCTCGCTCCTGTGCACGCCGGTCGGAACGGTCGGCGCTGAAAATCCGATTATCATCCTGCCGAATTACAAGCTGCAGATGAGCGGTGAAATAAACGTCGGTGATATCTCATCGATCAAATTGCACAGCGAGAAACCTGCGTATGATGAGGCCGAGGTGTACACACTGCTCGACGAAGATCTTGACCCGGGCACCTGATAGCATTTACATAAGAAAGTAACTCACATGAGCCGAAGAGCTAACTGCTCATCGGCTTTTTTATAAAACCCCTCTCATTCTCCCCTTTAAAAAAGGGGAGATGAAAAGCGAAAGGAATGACGGTATGAAAAAGTATTCGATAGGCGGAAAAGAATTTGAGATGCAGCCGCTGTCCTGGCGGCAAAGACAATTAGCAGCACCGATACAAAAGAAACTCAAGGAATCGATGCACGCAACTCTATCCGGTGGGTTATCCAAAATTAAAAAGCTGCAAACGCTTTTAGCTTCCACGGAAAGTGATGCAGGACGCATACAAGAAGTTCTATCCGATATCGATGTGAATGAGATCGACCGGCTGTTGGAAGTCAGTATCAATATCGACGATATCATTCTCGCCGAGGACCGCACCTTCTTAAAATTCCTTGCAACGATACTCACGCCCGCGGGAAGTAAATGGACACCGCAGTGTATCGAGGGAAACATTGAAATTATGGCGGAGATAGATGACGTAACGCAGGCTGAGGTGCTGCAAAGTTTTTTATCGAGGCAGAACGGATTGACACAAGGTTCACAGAACTTTACGAACTTTTAGCCGAGCGGGAAGAGGCAATCCGATATGAACAAAAAAAACGAAAATTAATTTTTGAGGATCTGCTCACAGCGGAATGCGATGACCATGCAGCTATTGCATATCGATTGAGCAATAAGGATGTAGTGGCAGAGCAGCATATCTGGATGATGAAAGAGGAAGAGGTTCGAATGGCGATGTATTTACGATACGTGGATTATTTAAATAAAGAGTGGTCAGAGTTAGGGTAACCTATGCCAACGTTTACTATAAAATTTAATATCGATCCGCCCAATGTGCAGCAAGCGATGGACGCGATAAATGCAAGCCTGAAGAACGTCGGTGTGTCCGTTGAGAAAATTGGCAGCAGCAAAGGCACAAGCACGCTGGATGACGGCTTCGTCAAGCTCGGACTCCGCCTCCAGGGTGTGACGCAGATGTTCAATGTTGCGAAATCCACGTTCGGCAGCTTCATCGATGAAAGTAATGCGGGCGAGAAAGCAACTGCGAAGCTGACTCAGGCTTTGCAAAATCAAGGGGTATATACTCCGAAGCTCGTCAGCGATCTGCAGCAATTTGCCGCTGCGCGTCAGCAGATGACAGGCATCGATGACGATGCGACGGTCAGTATTATGGGCATGCTCACGGCAATGGGTTTACAAGGGCAAGCGTTGAAAGACGCAACTGTCGCGACACAAGATCTCTCATCGCTGATGGACGGCGATATGCAGGGCGCTGTGAAAGTAATTGCTTCCGCGTTTGACGGCGATGCTGGGATGTTAAAGAAGTATATCAAAGGTCTCGATGAGGCTGATATAAAACAACGCGGAATGATTTCGATTATTGAGCAAATGACAAAATCTTTCGGCGGGCAGGCAGAAGCGATGGGCAATACCGGCGCCGGTGCAATTGCAAAGTTCGATGCAAACTGGAATGACCTCAAACAATCGATGGGCGATATTCTTAAATCCGCACTCGTGCCTGTCGCGAACCTTCTCTCTGTGATTTTAAAAAGCGTTATCGACGGCGGGCCGGTGATGCATACATTCGCGCTCGGTGTTGTTGCACTCGCAACCGCGTTCACAGTTCTCGGCACATCGATGGGCGGGCTGCCTTTTATTATCGGCGGGATTGTCACAGGCGCTGTCATGCTCATTCAGTGGCTCAAGGGAGCGCAGGAAGAAACACAACGGCTGGCTCAGGCAGATGTTTTAGCAGCGCAGGAAATGGACGCGCTCACGACATCGATTGCAAAATTGAAAGCTGAAGCCGGAAAGAGTTCGGAAATTGACGAGTTGCAAAAGAAGATCGACAAACTCCGTAATCCGGACAACCAGGATTCATTAGCGGCTGCATTCGATGCCGCGAAAACAAAAGCCGAAGCATACAAAGCTATGCTTAATGAGGCGGAGCCTGTGCTGCAGAAAGTTCTCGCGTACGAAAAACAGGGCAAGGATGCCCGCGAGGTTGACAAAGATTTAGCAGAGAAGTATTTCAAAATCTTTTCTGATGGCAGCAAGACTGCGCAACAGCAGATAAAAGAACTCGCCGATAAAACGACGCAGGCAACGAAGGATATGAAGGCTGCCGAGCTTGCGCTTGAGACCTATCGTAAAAGTAAATCGGAAGACCAGAAGAAAGCAAGTGTTGAGCTGAATCAGACGTTGAGCGAAGGCAATCAGAAAACAATCGAGCGGTCGAAAACAACTCAGGAACTTGTGCTCGACAATGAAGAGAAAGCGCTCAAACTCAAAACAACATCCGAGGAAGAGAAGGACCGTATCGCTGCACAGTACGCTGTCAAGCGCATTGAGCTGGAACGCGATACCGCCATTCAGATAGCTAAAATAGAAATACAGTTGCTCAAGACTCAGCAAGGCGTGTATGCTAACGATCCGTTGAAAGTGAAGGACTTGCAATCGCGCATCAACCAGATCAACAAAGACATTGCAACGGCACGCGCGAACGCATCAAAAAAGATCGAAGGTGTTGGACTCGATACCAGCGGGAAAGATGCCGAACGGAAAAAGGAAGATGATGAAAAGAAAACAGAGCAGCAAAAAGAATTAGCTGCGGATAATGCGCAGTATCTTGCACAGAAAAAGCTCGATGACAAACGACGCGAGCTGCAGGAACAATCGAACGATAGCTATCTTTCGGGTATTAAAAAGCTGGATGCTGCGAAAAAGAAACTCGCAGCCGATGAAAAGAAATACCTCGCAGAAACAGATAAAGTTAGTCGTGCATCGTTGAAGTCTCAACTCGATCTCGATAAAGAAGAAGTTGATTCTCTCGAAGCAGGGTCTGCAGCGAAGCTGGCAGCGACGGAACAGGATATAGCAGCCGGTCTGCAGCAGTTTGATGCAAACAAGAACCTCGGCGATCAGATGAAGGATCTGACGCGCAATACCATCAAGCGTTTAATATCCGAAGCGGTTATCACACAGATTGCAAAAGTTATTACCACACTTCCATTCCCGATCAATGTTATACTCGCACCGATAGCCGGTCTCGCCCTCTCTGCACTGATGGAAGCAGCGATTCCGAAATTTGGTGGTGGCGGTTCTGTGGAGGGTCCGGACGGAATCGATAATGTCCCTGCGATGCTGACAAGAAAAGAATTTGTTATGCGGCGTGAGATCGCAGAACCGAACCGTCGTTTCCTCGAAGCGATGAATGCCGGTCAGGTGACAGTTGCACGTCACGCACAAGGCGGATCTGTCGGGACCGTATCTGCATTTGGCATCGGCAGTACGGCAGATCTCAAAAAGGAATTTGCCTTGCTGCGCAAACAAATGAAGAAGTTTGTGCCGCAGGTGAATATCTTCGCCTCGACGGATATGAGCAAATATGACAAGACCGAGAAAAGACTGCAGCGCACTCGTGCTGCATTTGCGTTATGATACAACTGTCAACATATTCCAAAACATGCACATTCGCACTGCAGCCGAAAGCCCTGACTCTTACTCGTAGGTATGAAGAAGATCAATATGCATTCGTAGCCGGTGATGTAAAGATCGATGCAATGGACGCGGAAGAACTCTATCAGGCAATCAAAGATGGCGATGAGGTATCTCTTATTATTAAGGACACACCTTCCGTTGGCGATCCTATTTGCAAATTTCGCGGCACGTTCCAGAGCGACGGGTCCGGCTACGATCCGGAGACGGAGCAATACACTTTCACCGTTCTGCATCATTCTAAAAAAATATTCGAGAAGGCAAAAGACATACTAGAGACAACACCTAACGGTATTACATATTATTCCAAAGGCGTGAATGTCTGCACTCTTGTGCTCGGTAATTTCCTCGGCACCATATCATCGCAAGAGAGGATGCGGGCACTGACAGGTTCAAAAAACGATTGGTGCATCCGCAGCGATCAACCGGCAAATCCAATATGGTTTATAACCGGCGACGATCCGAAACTCGATGCAAACTGGACTCCAATTCCATCAGCGGCAATTCCTCAGTTTGATCTGGTCGTGAATAATTCACTGCATACCGATATGAGCTCTTCTTGGTTCCCATGTAAAGTTCTACTCGATAAAACGCAAATTGAATTCGCAAATACAAAAGCGATTGTCGATAGCGCTTATTTCGAGTTCATCCATAAAAATCAAGATTACTCGCTGCGCGATTACTGGCTCGACTTTTCCAAACATTACCGTCTGGTGCTTTTTATCCCGGAAGAACTCGATGCAGTTACCGGATTGCCGATTCTCAATGTCGTTTCGCGCGCGGTATTAGCAAAGACAGTCCATACCGGTTATGATGATTTAATAGCGAGTTACAGCGAAGAGGTCAAGAGCCCGCAATATAATGCCGTTATTTTCCCTTTTAAAGTTATGCAAGGAAGTTTTGTGAATTATAATTACGGAGAGTTTCGCGACGGCGTTTTATTCTCTTATCCATTTCCGGGGTTTGCATCTCAAGTGAACACCGAGAACGCGCTCGATCTGCGTGTTCCGGCGGGGATGTATAAAACATCTAAATCCGATATTGAAAAGGTTGTGGTCGACATCATATCCCATGACCCGAATTATTTCCCGCTCAAATCGATTCCGACATTTAAAATGGTGACCGACCAGAATGGTGTATCGTCTATCCCTGACCTTGACGAATATCTCCAACGGGTCATTGCTCCCCTCGCATCGCCATACACTGAAGCGACGATACTTTATTCGCAGCGGCTTCCGGTGAATCCGTGTGAAACAATTGTGGTGCGTGGTGTAAATATTCCTATTGCGGAAATTGAAGACGACCTAGTGAATGAAACGACAAAGATTATTGGAAGAATATTCGCGAAAGATTATCCGGAGAGTCAACCCGTATGACGCCCGAATTAAAATATACGCTCAACGGGACCGCCAAAACCTTTACCTTTTCACCGGGAGATTTTTCCTTGTTCACACAGGATTGGGAAGAGGACGAAATTGAATTTAAAAACCCATTCACCGGCAGAAAAACACGTAAACGCCGCGGCTATTATTACAAAGCTACCATCACATACGACGCTGCAGATTATGCTTTAATGAATGACTTGAAAGATCTCTTTGATGTTGCAATCACAGATCGAAAATTTTATCCGAATACCGACAATGAAAAAGAATGTTTTGACGTCGATGTGAACGAGACGATCTCGACGGAAGATAGCGATGTTGCCTTAGCGGTGAAAAATCTTGAAATAACGTTCCGCTCGAAAGATCGGTATGACTCACCGCTCAATCAGCCGGTTGGTTATTGGGGTGATAGGCGCCAGACGTTCGACGATTATGGAGACGATCTTTTTTCTGATTTCAGTTAACAATTAGGAGATATCCTTATGCCGATTACAGTAGATACAGTTAATTCCTCTGATACCCTCAACCAGGGACGAATCAAATGGAACGCGAACGATGAAGCGTTGAAAGACCAGGGCAACGCGCTCGAAGAGCAGCAGGCGGATCATGTAATCGAAGGGCATCCGACGCTCAACTACACCAAAGCGGAGATCGATGCACTGGATGCGATACAGGATGCAGCACTTGCCGAGCACACAGCCGGAACTGAAACAATAATAGCTGGAATGATCCGCGGCAGCGGGGAAGGCAAAGCTCTTGACGGCGTGACTATCGGGTTGAATGCGAACAACGAGTTGGAAGTGATAATTGCAGGTGTGAATGTGCTTACAAAGAAAAAGATATTTTTACAATTCGCCTATACATTATCAGGTAGCACTTATACGGTTAAATTTGCCGGTGTGGATGGATCGATTTCTGGACATTGCGAAGTAGGGACGCCTCGGGCTGGTGCAGTCACAGGTATAAGTATAATTAGCGATACAGGGGCGAGTAATTCAGATGTAGTTGATTATGCAAGTTCCGGTTCTACTCATTTCGCTGCGCTTCAACAAGTTGGTGTTTATCTTTATCTCTCCGGATCAGATCCATTTTATTACACGACAATTTATGCAACGGTGGGTGGGGTCAATGTTAGTTCCATGCACACAAGTATATTGACAGGCGCAGCCACTAAGGGTTGGATTATTTTAGAAATACAGCTTGATTAAAAATGAGTCTGATAGTTCAATATGACATCCCGCATGGGATAGTGCAGCGTATTCCGGACCCTGCGGATACCGGCACTCAGCTTATTGTTTTGTTCGACAATAACATCAAACTGCCATCGACGCCGTTCGGTATTGCGGTCTATCCATCCGCCGTTATTCCTCTTGCCGTGAGTGCAGAGATCTCCCGCGTTATACTTGTGCAAGATACTGGTGTCGGAACACATATCCTGACAATCCAAAGGAAATCGGAAGGCGATGTTCGCAGAAGTATTAAAACGGGAGATCAAGTATTGTGTGGTGTCTCTTATGCAGATTTGCTTGCCGCTGAAGGATTTTCAATACCAAATTCAAACGGATATTTGCACAATAACGGCGAAGGCAAGCTCACGTGGGAACTTGCCTTCGGTGAGATTTTTGGTGAAATCCGATCAGCAAATTATGTTTATCATACCACCGGATACAGAATGTCGCCGGAGGGAGCTTTAGATTGTCGATCCATCTATGCAGATCAAATGACCGTAAAAGTTTTTGTTGCGGATTTGGAAAGAGCGGTGAATGGTTCGGAAATTATAACGCCTTCTCGAAGTCCCTTGGCTGCTCCTTTTACAATCCCGGAACCTGGAGCGACATCCACGTTGGTGGTGGAAGAGTTTCCTGGATTTACAGGCAGTGTATTTGTCAGTGGGCATGTGATTCGAGTGCGACAATTCTCTCGGTCTGAAAATACTACGCTCAATGTTTCAGATACCTGGGGGACCGTCGGGAATGCAACTCGTATTCCAACATCTAAACCGCCCAGTCAGTCTTATACATTTACGCGTTCCTCTTATCCCAATGCCGGGGCAGGAGTTGCTGGACAAATTATACCGGTGGGAACACTCGCACTCGATTATGGCGTGAGTGGAAACGGATATTATGAAGTGACTACCGTGGACGGAGTGAATGGAGTGTATAGTCCGTACTCACAGACGGTACAATGGACAACACATCCTGCAACGGGTTGTGTCGTTAAAACTCGCGATGGAAATCTTACTGGAATTTATGATACTGATTTTGGCGGTGCATTGACAGGTTGGGGTTTTTACGGAAACAATGTATACGTAAAAGGCAAAATTGTGATGACAAATCAGAGTTCAATTGCAATCTCTGGTTTTAATAATGACGCAGAATTCTTGAATGCCGCTAATTCTTTCGCAAATTTTTATACTGCCACTGCACCCACCGTAATTGATGACGGTTTAAAAGTAGGTGACCTTTGGTATGACACAAATATTTATAGAATGAAAAGATGTGCAACTATTTCGCCGACCGTGACATGGGATATTGTCGGCGGTGTGGTTCAGACCTTTTCTGCGGACACAGAACCATCCGGCGCGGTATCAGGTGATTTTTGGTTTGATACACATATCAAGACTCCGACGGTAAAGTATATAATGCGGAGGCGCAATGCTACGACAGGTGGAACGGAGGCAACGCGATGGGATGTTTATTCCGTTTATATGGACGGTGCTGGAATCTATGCCGGAGAGATCACAGCAGGACAGGTGACGGCGGGAATGTTTATAGGTTTGACATTTCAGACAGCGGCAAGTGGAAAAAGAGTAGTAATATCAAGTTCGACTAATGATTTGAAAATTTATGATGCTGACGGTGTTTTGTGTGGAGGAATTTGGGGCGTTGATGGTAAGATCGGCATTACAGGCGGTGATCTTTTTCAAACAAGCAAATACATTACTGGTACGACATTTACCTACCAGATACTTGGGAACAACTATATTGAGAACCTCTTGCGGACAATATCCCCAAGTAACTATCATCGAGGTATAAGAATCGGAAACCAATATTTAGAATTCGGCGAAGGTAATTATGGTATAGATTATGATGTCAATCTCTACCGTTCTGGTGCAAATATTCTAAAGACCGATGATACATTTGATGCTGCCGCATATCTTGTTGGTGGTTCAGCCCTTTCCTACGGCGATGTAGGAGCTGCCGCTGCTGACCATAATCACAGTGGAGTCTACGCACCTGCTAATCAAGGAGGTGTATGGGGTAGTCCAGGTGTTTCAGATGCGTGGGTTGCGGCTTCTTCGGGCGGAGCAGTAACAACACGATTGAGTACAATAACTCTAATAATTGGTGAAGATCAATATGATCTTTTAATAGCACCATAAGGAGAATGAAACCTATTTAAAAGGAGGATTTACCGTGGCAAATATAAAAGTTGTATACACAGAACTAGTGCGAATGCGTGAAGCATTGCGGCAACTTGGCAATCTTGATTTACCCATACCCTACGAGATCGCTAAAAATCTGCGGCGTATCAACGCGGCGCTAAAAGAACCGGAAGAGTTGATGACAACGACGCGGGAGAAATATATTGATAAGGACGCGGACGGGAAAATCATACAATATGCTCTCAACAAATCAGGTGAAATTGTACCATTCAATGTGGACAATAGAAAAGATTTTGAACCCGATACACGCCTTCTGACGAAAATCACAGACAAAACGAAGCTGAAGGAATTTGAGGAACAAATGAAGGCGATAGAGAAGGATGAGTTTGAGGTTGATTTTCACGAAGTGAAGATGTCGAAACTCGCGGCATATCTGGAGAAGCAGGGCGGGAAGGGTAATCTGTTTGAGCCGTTGATAGAACGAATCTTTGTTGAGGACAACATCAAATAGAGGGCAAGTTCTTGCCTCTTTGGAGTCTGACAGAGTGTCAAAAATGCCCGTTTGCAATTATCGCGTACCCTCGTTTGCAATTATCGCGTATCTATACAATACCCTTGCGCGATTGTGCTA